ATCTCTTTGTTCGACCGATAAGCTAAGATCACCAGTGCTACAAGTATTAGTACCATTATTAAGATACTCATTTCTACTATGCGCAGGCTTCATAAAACATAACAACACAAATAAAATAACTAATAGACCTGTAAAATAATAATTCATCCTGGCGATCTCCATGTTGCATAAATCCTTAATAGTTAATTTCTCTGTTTAAATCTTTTATATCGTAAGTATGTTCTCTAACTTGATCGGCTAAAGTTCTATATAAATTTTCTGCCATTTGCCATGTAGCTTCTGCAGAGGATAGTCTTGTATTAATATCAGTAATATTTGTTGATAGTTGTCCTACATCTCTTTCAAGATTAGTTAATCTTTGCTCATTATTGTTAATAGTATCTGTAAGATTTACAATATAACGAACACCCGTAAAAGTTCCGACTAGGACTGAAGCCACAACCGGAACCATTACAATATTCTTTTTTAACAAATCTACTAAATTCATTACTTAACAATATAAGCTACAACAAGAATAGCAACTACAAGACATTCGATCTTGTGGTCTGACCAATAATGCATAGCTTTAGTTTTTAATTTATCTATCATGTTTTTCTCCTTTTTTTATCTTCTTACATTTACACCTTGGTGCAGTAAAAAAATTCCATAAATTATCCATAGCTCCAAAAAGCGAATAAAAAATTTTATCAATCATAGTCTTAAAAATTATCCCTAGTATTATTAAAATAAAAATTATGTAGAGTATAACATAGAGGAGGGTGTCTAAAAATAACCAATAAAGTTTTTCTAGCACTTCCATCTTCTTCTAGCCTGTCTTAATCTAGAATTAGGATCTTTAGCAGCTTTAGGAAACTTCTTCATTTGTCCCGCTGATCTTGCACAATATGATTTTCTACGAGAAGCTCTTTTCTTTCCTGGGTTATCTTCAGTTACTGCAGTTTTTAGTTTACTGCCTGGGTTTTTTCTTCTGTAAGCCATAACTCCAGCTTGAGTCATACCAGCTCCACTTTTAGTCGAACGAAAATTCTTTTTATTTCTAGATGGCATACCACCTTTTTTTAATTCGATTATATCTGCGTAATAATCTAAATCCATCTTATGTAAATGTAATAGTTACTCCAGCAGTGTTAGCTATAGTTGCATGAATACCATCTGTAAAGAAAATACCATTTCCTGGGACGTAAACTTCTAGACCCTCAGTATCAAATAAAAATGTTGCTATAACATCTCCTGTTGCACCACCAGATCTAAATATAATAGATCCATTCGTAGCACCTTTTGCTTGAATAGAAGTTAATCTTGCTCTACCACCTATTGCTACCATTTGAGCTGTAGCGGTTGCGTGTGCGACCGACTGGTCTGATGAAAAACTTGAGCCACCCATTATCCATTACTCCCTGTTAAATTAGGACCAGAATATTTATCTGTAATTAATGTATAAGCAGTAACTTTAGTTTTTGTTTTACAAAAAATTCCTTTTGGAAATAAAATTCCATCATCTGGAAAACCAAAATTTACTAAGTCACCAGAAGGTACATCTGCAATAAATAAAGTTGCTCCTGTATTTGAAGTTGTAGTCAATTCTAAAAGACCAGGTCCAGTGCCATCACTAGCAACAATAATTCCTTTGAGCCTAATTGGTTGTGAAATAATTGCGGCTGCTCCTGCAGCAGCAGCAGATCTTGTAGCTTGTATATCGCCTTTAAACATAAGTCTCCTAATTCGTGGCTCCCGAAGGAGCCACTAGTTTATTATTACGCTAAATCTAAAGTTTCGTTAAATGTAAAACCTACAAACGTAACAGTAATATCAGCTGCCGATAAACCTGGATCAGCCATTGTTACTCTAATTTCATCTGGTGTTAATGGAATTCCTGCAGTTGCACCTGAACCACCAGAACCTACACCTGCAACACCGTTGCATGCAAAAATTTGTGCACCTACTGCACTTGATGCAAGCACTGCACCATCTACATATGCATTAGGATCACCAGCTGTTCCAACATCTGTTATATTTCCACCAGTTGTTGTAATTTGATTATTTCTAATTACACAAAACATTGGAATAAAGTTTGATGGAAAACCAATAATTGCTTCATCACCAGTTGTTGCACCATTAGCAACGACAACAGTTGCTTGGTAAGTTTTCATTACTAAGCCAGTTGTTGCAATACTATTTAATAGTAAAGCACCTGCTTCTTTAGCTGCATCGGCTACAACAGAGTTACCACCTGTTTGACCATTGATATCTGCAACCTTAGTGATAGCACCTGTAGTTGCATTTTTTACGATTGTTTCAAAACCATTCTCTGATCGGACTGGTCCTGAAAAAGTTGTATTCGCCATAATTTTCTCCTTTGTATAGCTTTATATTTGTAGTCTCTATACCGTCTGCCTAGTCAGTCTACAAAATAATTTATTTTCTAGGTCTTTTTATTATACACAAAAAAAGGGGCAGTGTGAACACCGCCCCTTTTAAGTAATACTAATTGTATTATTTATTAACTAGTTGGTAAGTTTCCGTTACCAAAGATTGCTCTAGGATCTGAGAATCCAAAAGAGTATCTTTCTCTAGCTTTAAATCTTACGTTACCAGTATCGAAGTCACCTTCAATCGCAGTTTTGATTGGTGATCTAACGAAATGTTTCATTCCATTAGGTACATCAGTCATTAGGTAGTACGAGTCAGTATCAGTTAAGAAATTATTAACTGAGTATCCTTCTGGTACCATACCCATTGAAGCGATTGCGTTGATATCGTTATCAGCTGTTCCAACTCTTTGAGGAGTTTTCATCAATCTCTCAGCAGTGAATTGTAATTCTTTTGGAATTATCATCTTTCTACCTTGAGTAGCGATTCTTAGACCTCTTTCGTCTACGAATCCAGCGATGTCGATTAACGACTGCTCTAGTGAAGTTTCGTTAAGATCTGCAGCTACTGCTAGTACATTTGAGAATGTACCACCTGTTGCTAATGGATGAGCGTTAGAAATTAACGGTTGTCCATCACCACCAGTAACAGCAGTAAACTGTGCTTGGTTAAGCACGTTTGCAGCTTTAACTTGCTTCGTGTTTGACATAGATCTTGCAAGAGCTCTTGTGTATCTTGCAGCTAATCTGTCATACAGGTTGTCTTCGATTGCTTCTTCAGTGATCGAGAACGCTAAAGCGATTGTTTCGTGGTTGTATCTAGCAGTGAAAGTTTCACCAGCTGTATCAAACACAACTCCAGCACCCTCTTGTTTAGTTGGTGCAGAAGCGAAACCGCTTAACATTACTTCTTCTTCAAAAGCTCTGTCAGATGTTTCAGTTACGAAAATTTCAGCATGCTGATTTTCGTATCTATTATATTCCAGGCCGAATAAAGCATTCAAACCTGGCTCTAGTTCTTTGACTAGTTGGGATCGTGATATTGCCATAGTATGTCTCCTTTATTACGCTATACCTGTGCCACTTCTATAGAAGTGATTGTTGATTCTAACAAGAATGTTCGCATTAGCCGAACCTGTGTCAGAGTTTTCTGGATCTTGCGATATATCAATCGCTTGAACAGCAAAAGTTGCTGTAATTCCTGAAACACTAACATCAAGTTGTTGTTTTGATATTCCTGTTTGTGTAACACCTGTTGTGTTAGTAACAGAGTAGTTCTTGTACAGATCTGCTCTAGTAAAAGCCGCATCAGCATCCATTAAGAATACTGCATCTGGGTCATCAACAACAAATGCTGTGATATCAGAAGCAGCAATTCCACCTGGGTAGTAATTGCTATACGTTGGCTTTTGAGTAGTTGGGTCTGTGTAAAAACATCCGTTAAAAACACCCACAACAGCTTCCGATGTATTAGGTGCATGACGTTCGATATTTCCAGTTCCTAATGGTTGAACCATTTCTCCTTGGAAAATCGCACCGGCAAGACCTGACGCAATCGTATATCTGTTTTGGGCTCCAACAAGAGGTGTTCCATCTAGTTTTCTGTATGGTCTAAGACCAAACTTTTCTACTTGATTTGACATATTTGTTTTCTCCGTTTTAACAGTTTATTTTTAAACCCCGTGGATATTGCAAAAAAATTATTTTTTACGACTACCACCAAAGGTCACTCTGGACTGTCTATCAATATTAATAGGCATATCCGGGTGCTGTTCCTTCATAAGATCATTGTCTACCGCGTTCATTCTGTCTTGAGTAAGTTTTTTAAAATACTCAGCACGTGAAACCAATATCTCTTCTGGTATCCTTGCCAGCACAAGGCCTCCAATTCCTATACACCCCTCGTATTTGCCTTCGGTATAGAAAGGATATTTATTAGTGCCGATCTCATCTTTGACTTGTTCGACTGTAACAAAATCCCATCCTTCCCTTAATTTTTTAGATACATTAGCTGTATCTTCAAAACCTTGAACGGTAGTACGGATCCATCTATGGGCGTAACCGTTCGGTGCGGGTGGTGCATCCAAACTGGATGGTGGAGTCCAAGCTTTTGGAGCTTCTTTCGTTGCTTTATTCTCTGACTCCCGTGAAGTTCTCTTAATCGTATTATCCATATTATTTATCCTCCTTCACGTATCTAGCATATTCCTCTAGTGGCACATTTAATCTTTTAGCAATAGCTACCTGTGACTTTGTGAGTTTCACAGTTCTGCGTCCTTGTTGACTACGACCAGCCGAGGCAACCGTTTGGACGGGTTTGGGTGTCTCTTTTTTAGGCTCGTCATTAGTGTTACTAAAACTTTCAGGAAAGTATCCTTTAAGTCTTGAGTTAACTTCATTATAATACTCATCACTGTCGACTTCAATACCCTCTTGAGAAATATTGTTGTGTATAGTAATAGCAGCATTGGTCATGACCTCATCATTCCCGAACCACGTATTCTCCTCAGCCCATTTTTTGGCTCTAGGTGTAATTTGTGGTGCCGTTTGTGATGTTTCCGCTGTTTGAGGTTCAGCTTGTACGTTTTGTTGTTGTTTACTTTTTTCTTCTTCAGCTTTCTTTTTTTCTTCACGATTAGTCATCTCTAATCTAGCTTTTTCTTTTTCGACAGCTAGTTGAGTTAACTTATCATTAGCCTCCATAATTTTAGAAGCGTCTTGACCTTCGATTGCTGATTGAAGAGCTACTTTGACCTGTTCTCTTTGAGCATCTACTCTTGCATCTAATTCTTTTAGATACTGATCGTCAGTAGAATTTAACTTTTTAAGATTAGAATCAAATTTCTTTTGTATACCTTGTGCAAAATCTAGAGCTGCTTTTTCTCTTCTTTCAGCTTCTTTTTTTTGAAAGACTAGTTTATCAATTCTTTTTTGATAATCTCTTCTCGACTCATTAAGGTTTGGTTTTTCTTCTTCAGTTTTAGATTCAACTTTTTCCTCAACAGGAGTTTCAGGTTTATCTTCTGTAACTTCTATTTGTGGTTTTTCTGTTTTATCTTCTTCTGGTTTGTCGTGTCCTGTATATCCTAAATCAACTTCACCAACATTTAAATTAGGTGATTCTTCTTTTTTTGATTTTTCTTCTACAGATACATTTTCTTCTTTAACATTATCGGTATCTAATTCTACCTCAT